CTTTCAGTTACCCCAAGACATCGCTGCCCTGGCCCAGGTGACTTTTGCGCGGTAAAGGATTATCCAATCCAACTTTTTACCTGGGACCGCGCCCCCGGATTAAAATGCCGGGGACATTATCAATTAGAGTTTGCATCCGAATCTGCCACCGCTTCGCGCATAGCAACTTCGTTTCTCTGGTAAGCTTATTTCATCATCGGTACCCCGGCAGCCATTGATTTAGCTGCCTCCCAGTTTTGTCAGACTGGTCGCAGGTCGAAATTTAATATGGCGCCTCAACCGAGGGCGCCCTTCCTTTTCACAAGAAACTTCCAATGATGCCAGGAGCGAATTTCTTCGCCAAGCCCAACATGCCGTCCACAACGCTCTCGAACATAGGCTTTTCCACAACCGTCTCCGCCGTCGCGTGTTGACAATTGCCTTTGTTTCCTTTGACAATTTTCAAGCGCACGGGGGACTTGAGCATGTGGATAGCCGATCCCGCGTAGGTGCCAGGAGGGTTATCAGTTTCAGCAGCCTTAGCCGCCGAACCCAAAACCATCTTAGTACTCATGAACGCAGGATGACGTGCCGAGAGACCGTCCATCACATCAGATGTGAGAGACATTCCAGAAAACTCCGAACCTCTGACCGCGAGGTCATCGTTCGTTCGAGCATTCCGTGCAGTCTCGAGAGCAAGTGAATCAGCCAAGGGGGGTCGAACCCCAAAGCCGATCACACCGCTCTGGACAAGGACTTCAAGATTGAGCACATGGTCAATCAAGAAAGTCGGAGAATTCGCGCCAATTCCGTATGCATAGACGTACATCATTCCAGGATTCAACTGAAAGTTACGCACGTCATTGACCGGAACTGCAGCGGTAATTCCCAGATTCGAGTATTCCAAAGATCTCGAATCGAAGGGGGTATAAGTTACGCTTACACCATTCGGAGCACCGATTATCGGTTCGATGAGTGCCCCAGGAGCATTTCGGTACTGAGAGTCCGAAACTGAATTGACGGGGTGACCAAAGTAATCCGGCCCGACTGAACCAGCAACAAAAACACCATCGTTGTCAGTGTAGTTGCCGGCAAAGCGAATCGACAAAGACGACGAAACCACTCTCGCATACTCCGCGTAGGAGTTAAGGAAAGAGGCTAAGCCAGGAATTGCCAAAACATTCGAGCCAGATCCCGCCGAAGTAGAGTCAGAGAAGATGTATGTTCCATCTCCGCTTCCTGCAGTGTTCGTGGTGATCATCTCCGCTCCAGCGACGGCCAATCCATTGATTGTACAGTTGATGCCGCTCTGAGGGATCATGAAGGGTCCATTGTTTCCAACTTGGCCACCAGCTCCGACAAGAGCTCCAGCGATGCCTTCTTCATTTGGCCCAAGTTGCGTATGAAACACAACTTGCAAAGTGGTAGAAGGGATCATAGAGCTGTCGTCCGGAATGCGGGCGCCAGGATTCTTCAACGGATCCCGAAGAGAAGCCAAGTAAGGGTTGTGTTTCGTCATCCATGTATCAGACGACATAGAGGCCGTTGAGCGTGTGCCAATTGGCGAGGGGTTAGCTTGCATCTCACTCTTACTTTCTTTCGGTATTTCACGGATGCTAACTTTTCCCTTGTTCGCCGCATTGAACTGCTTCACAGCCTCCATGAGCTGTGGACGAGTCACCAAGCCCTTCAACTTGGGGGGAGTGGGTTGGATCGCCACCACCTTCTTCGGAGGGGGTAGCGCCACTTCAGCCTTTCCAGGGTTAGGCTTAACCTGCGCGCGCGGACTGTTTTTAACCACCGTCCGCTGGGGGTCGGTACCCTTCACAGGCACCGCATTGCTGCGCAATGCTCTAGGCATTTTGCTGGCCCCAACTAATCTGGCTCAGATGTTCAAGACACCGCAGTAAACTCTGTGGGTCGTCCTGTAAATCCGAACAAAATTGCTGGAGAAAGGCCGGTTCCTCAACCTGATGCAAGAAACGAAACCAATCTCGGGCCCAATTGAGCGGCCGGGCTTTAGCCCGTCCATCAACACGCGAAAACACATGAGAACAGAACTCGAAAGCTCCGTCTTCATGGACATTGTACTCTTTCAAATCAATTCCAAATTCCGCGTATTTCTCTTTTGCATTCTCAATTGCTCCTTCAACATCGTCGTCTCCAGCTGCTTTCGCCCAGAGAGCGCCGACCAGCAAGGCAAGTATGACGCGCATCCTAGAGTTGGTACTTGAAGTATTGTAGGAGCCGGACTTTTGTATTCCGGGCTCTAACGACTCCAACAACTCACCGTTGCTCAGTGCATACACACACAATGCATTGCAATAAAATCTGTTCAGGAGAAGATTTAGATAAATCTTGCGATGTTGTGGTTGCAATTCCACCAACATCGCCCTCGCGTAGGCATCCATCTCCAACAGCTGCCAACTGACACTCCAATCCCAGCCAGAGACATCACTGTCCGCGACTTTAGTCTTGCTCTCCCTAGACGTATTCTCCACGTCCGATAAGAGAGCTTCCTTTTGCCACAAATCAGCGAAGCCTAAACCCGGCTTAGACGGGCACCATGTCCAATTGGCGATCTCTTCATTGTTTTGAGTTGCACATAGCATCCTCTCAACAACCTGATCAACTAGCGAGAGATTCATGATCAATCGTACTCTTCCCTCAATGATTTTGGTGTCTTTGTGAGGCTCTTGCTTCACAAATAGCCTAACCACATCGGTAAAGCACTCTTGAACTAGTTGACGCGCCGTCTTTTTACGCAAAACGGCATGCGGAGTGTCACGAAGCATCAAAAATCTTTCAACAACGCACATCGCGACAAAATCCCCATGGTTCCGCAGAAGTTCTCCATTCGTCCGTTCCAGTCGACTCAGCGGGTTTCCAGGACCAGCTTCATCAACTATACACAGATTCAAGATCTCCTTCACGAAACGCATGAGGGCATCCCGATCTCCTACAAATAGTACAGTCCCAAGGGAAGACCGGGGGTAGGTCCTCAGGACTGACTCAAACGCATCTTCTATGCGCTTGACTTCCGCTGATGGTTGGTCGGTTGCGGCTCGCGCAGGGCCAATACCCGTGCGTGAACCACTCCCCGCAGAATTTCCTCTTTCATCATCTGCCTTCCTTCGTCCGTCAGAGACTTCATCATCGTATCGATGTCCAGGCGCATTTTGCTCGCTAGGACTTCGTCCGACGGTGGTTTGGTCTCCTTCATGAACTGCTGAAACAGTTCCTCTTCCACCCGATTCAATATCGGAGAAGACTCGCGCTTTGACAGTTTCCCAAGCATCTCGCCACTTTCCATTCCAACCTTTCCATCTACTCGCTTGGAGTTCGAAAGATCGTCTTTCTGCTTTGGCGTTTCTTGGGGGCCACTGCCATTTGTTGAGTTCTGGGAAGCTTTCTTTTGCTTCTTCAACTCTTTCGCTCGTTTTCTTCGCATCGCCTTGGTGATGTCTGGCGCTGGTCCAACCGGCGTGTTGCCATTGGAGTCCGACTTCGCTTTTGGGAGCGGCATCGGCCCACTGGTACTCGCCGAGGGCTTGGAGATGTTCAAGGCTTCCTTTCCATCCTTCATTGGGGCGCTCTTTGGAAAAACCTGTTCCTCACTGGCCTTCTTTTCCCGGGCATCAAGCGCTGCATTGACAGCAGACTCGATGGCAATCTTCGTGGCTTTCTCAGCATCCGCACGAGCCTTGTCGGCACGTTCACGCGCCAATGTATGTCGCCATGAATTGTGCGTGAGGACAGCTTGTTCCAGCCAGTCATCTTGCCCGAGCCCCATGGCCACCATCAATTTGAAGGTGCCCAGTTGCTTGGTAGCCGAATTCGGTTCCATCGCAGCCTTGATCAACTTGTCGGCAGGCATTGAAACTGTGGTCATGTCCAGGCCATCGCCTTCTTGGAGCTCGATCACGTTGTTTGCAATTTCCATTCGGCAGGTTGTAAGCAAAGGTTCTTTCCTATGCAATCCAAGCCACGACGTCTTGAAAAAGGCGTCAGTTGGGAATTTCTCTTTCGCAAAGACGTGACTCAACAGTATCGGAAAAGTCACAGTGTCGAAATCTTGCCACCACGTTTCGTGTTGGAGCTTCTTTAGCTCTTTCTTCTTCATGGCAGCGACCTCGGCAGCGGAATCCACCCTCCTGTCGGTCACACCCGTCTTGGCGAGCTCGGCCTTCAATTGTTCTTTCTTCTGTTCGACAGGAGACAAGATCGTTTGAGGGACATCTAACTCACTGACCACCTGGACCTCCAAAGCCTTCTGTTTCGGCTTCGGAAGGATCGGTGCGGGGACTTGGTCTTCACTCATATTTGGTATTGGCCCATTCCAGAGCCAGGTTCCTTGGAAAGGTTTCTTCATGTAAAACACGAATGTCCTCTCCGCCTCATCGAACCCAGTCCACGTAGGAACCTCAATGCGATAAAGGATGTGTGGATCATGTGTAGAAAACAAAGCCATCTGTTTTGCAGACAACTTCGGTTCCAGGCCTTTCCTCATCTCGACAAATGCTGTCGAGCAAGGTGGACACAAGACAAAAACACCCTTCACGAGGAATGTCGGAAATTTGCAGCCAGGACACGACTGCTCCACAGCTTGCAATCTAGCGAGATCTTTTGTCTCGCCTTGATACACAGCGTAAGGAGTTGTCTTGGATTCAACAGACGCAACGCGTCCGAGATCCGTCGCCAATCGACTACTCTTCTTGTTGACAAACCGGTGCATGAGTTCCTTGGAGAACTGCTGTACGGTTGTTTGCGCTTGTCGCGCTCGAAGGTCTTCCACGCCCTCTGGTTCCAATTCATCCAACCCTGTTGTGAGTTTC